CGTTACCATTGGGTACATCTGCCCCAATTGTGAATACACAAAATGGTAATTATGGAAAATTACGTCTTACTGATAATTCGTTAGCCAACAATCAGCCATTATGGGCTGGTACATCAACATATGTTGGCGCATTAGGAAACGATAACGTTTCAACTGCTGGTAATCAATATTATTACGATCCAAACGGAACTTTATATGCTGACTTATCTACTGCGACTGCCGCGACAATTAATCAATTACGTCAATCCTTTCAAATCCAAAAACTTTTGGAGCGTGATGCACGCGGAGGTACTCGTTATACTGAAATTATTAGGTCACATTTTGGTGTTATTTCTCCTGATGCTCGCTTACAGCGTCCCGAGTACATCGGGGGTGGATCAACCAATATTAATATTAATCCGATCGCTCAAACATCGGGTACTAACGCTAGTGGAACTACTACCCCTATGGGCACACTTGCTGCTATGGGTACTGCCTTGGCTCATAATCATGGCTTTACTTATTCGAGTACTGAACATGGTGTGATTCTTGGCTTAGTATCTGTTCGTGCCGATCTTACATACCAGCAAGGTCTTGCTCGTATGTGGAGTCGTTCAACACGATACGATTTTTATTTCCCAGCTTTTGCAACATTAGGCGAACAAGCCGTACTTAATAAGGAAATTTATGTTACAGGTACTTCTGGGGATAACAATGTATTTGGTTATCAAGAACGCTGGGCAGAATACCGATATTATCCTAGCCGGATTTCAAGTTTGTTCCGTTCTACTGCTGCTGGAACTATTGATGCCTGGCATCTTGCCCAAAAGTTCAATACTACACCTACGTTGAATACTACATTTATACAAGACACACCACCAGTGAGTCGAGTTGTAGCGGTAGGATCCGCAGCTAACGGACAACAATTTATTTTTGATAGCTTTTTTGATTGTAAAAAAGCACGTCCAATGCCAATGTATAGCGTACCTGGCTTAATAGATCATTTCTAATGCTTAGTACAATAGCTAACGCTTTTAGTTCAGCACCCGGCCTAGGTTCTTTACTAGGCGGGACTGTTGCTGGTCTTGGTTCGTTTTTTGGTCAACAACAAGCAAACCAAGCTAATCAGCAAATGGCTAAAGAGCAAATGGAATTTCAGGAGCGAATGTCTAACACGTCATACCAGCGTGCTATAACAGACATGATCGCAGCTGGTCTTAATCCAATGCTAGCTTATTCACAAGGTGGTGCATCGACACCATCTGGACAAACAGCAGTTGCACAAAGTGCTTTAGGTGCAGCTGCTAATAGTGCCACACAGGCTGCTAATGCTATTGCTGATGTAAATTTAAAAACAACACAAGCGTCAACAAATGCAAGTCAAGAAGATTTAAATAGAGCCAATCAAAATTTGGCGTTAATTGAAGGTGCTAACAAGTCAGCTCAATTACCTGGACATCAACGTTACGTGGATCAGGTAACAAGTATGATTAATCAAAATAATGCTATGGCTGCTCAAAGCTCTGCTTTAGCTGCTAAACATACTGCCGAATTGCCTGAATCAAAAGCAATTGGCAGATTATATGAAGGAAATAAAGGCGCATATATTAAAGGCGCTGAACGATTATCACCCGTAGTACGTGATGTAGGTATAGGTGCATCGTCAGTTGGAAATTTAGTAACTAAAGGGTTGTCAAATCCCTTTAGACCTTATCAACCAGATAGTAGACCAACTTCAAATAGGAGATAACATGTCAAAAAACACTGTTTTTTTACGTACACCATACAATTATGATAAAGATGCTGCAACTAATGAGTCAGGTTTGGCTTGTGAGGAGCCATCCCTGGCTCAGCAGCATTACAAAGAAGAATGTGATATTAATACCATTCTTGAAAAATTTAATATTACAGGCATGATGCCTGAAAACACATTATCGCCCCGTTATGGCGATTTCACCGGTATTGGTGACTACCATACCGCAATGAACCGCGTTATAGCGGTACAAGACGAATTTGAGGCTTTACCAGCCCAAATTAGAGCGAGATTTAACAATGATCCCGCTCAATTAATTGAATTTTTAGAAAATTCTGATAATCGACCAGAGGCCGAGGAACTCGGATTAGTCGATAAAGCCACTGCCGAAGTCGTAGAAGTGGCTAAAAACACCCCTGAAAAGGCGGCTGAATAAGCCGTAGCACAGTTACTCTACTTGATGTAACTGTGCTAGGTGACACCAAACCCTCAAATGCATGAAAAAAGGAGATTAAAAAATGATGTATAGAAAACCAGTTAATAAACGTCGTTCTGCTCGTTCTTTTAGAAAGAACGCAAAACGTACTAAATCTGCAAATATGCAAAAATCTCCTCAACGTGGAGGCTGGAGGCTCTAAAAAAACCTCCAGGCACCTCACATGCCTTGTTACCACCCTATAAGTGCATATCAATGCACAGACGGATCGATTGTCTTTTCAGAATTAAAAAGACATGATATTTCCCGATCTCTTAATTTACCTTGCGGTCAATGTATTGGCTGCAGGTTAGAACGCTCACGACAGTGGGCTATTCGCTGCATGCACGAATCTCAAATGCATGAAAAAAATTGTTTTATAACCCTCACTTATGACGATAACCATCTCCCAAGCGATAGATCATTACACTATAGAGACTTTCAGCTCTTTATTAAAAGATTACGAAAACGGTATCCTGGACGAAGAATACGTTATTACATGGCTGGAGAATATGGTGAAAACTTTGGCCGTCCGCATTGGCACGCCTGTATCTTCGGACTCGATTTCGATGATAAGAAATTATGGAAACGGACTTCCGCTAATAGTCTCTTATATAGATCCAAAGACCTTGAATTACTCTGGCCATTTGGTTATTCCTCCATTGGAGACGTTACTTTCGAATCCGCAGCCTACGTGGCTAGATACATTATGAAAAAGGTAACAGGAAAAAACGCACAAGAACATTATACGGAGATTGACCCTGAATCAGGGGAAATCACTACTCGTAAACCCGAGTTTACGAAAATGAGCCTTAAACCCGGTATAGGTTACGAATGGTACAAAAAATACACTTCTGATGTGTATCCTCACGATTATGTTGTAATTCGTGGAAAAAAAGTCAAACCCCCAAAATACTATGATAAAAACTATAAAATAGATAATCCATATGAGTTTGACGAACTACTTTACTTCCGAGAAAAGTCTGCTAAACTAAACTTTGAAGATAATACGCCTGATCGCTTACTTGTTAAAGAACAAGTAACTCAGGCAAAACTTCAAAAACTTAAACGTAACCTCACTTAAGGATATTCCTCATGAAACTAGTACTTTGTTCTGTTAAAGACCGTGCAGCTGATGCTTACGGTCGTCCAATGTTTGTTCCTTCAATTGGCGTAGCTATACGGAGCTTTAGCGATGAAGTTAACCGATCTGACCCTGATAACCAGCTTAATAATCATCCTGATGATTTCGATTTATACGAGTTAGGCGAGTTTGACGACAATACAGGATTATTTGCTTTACATGATCAACCAAAACTACTATCCTTAGGAAAACAGGTAAAAATACCTAAGGAATGATTTAAAACAAACCGACTCAAAGGTAGTATCTTTGGGTCGGAATAAATACAGGAGCTCGATAACATGCATCGTAACCAATCAGTAGATGTACATCAATTTACTATGATTCCTAAGGCTGATATACCTAGGAGTTCATTTGATTGTCAATCAACACACAAAACTACTTTCGATGCCGGGTATCTTGTACCCGTATACGTGGATGAAATGCTCCCAGGCGATACATTTCGCCTGAATATGACTGCATTTGCACGTTTGGCTACACCTCTTTATCCAATTATGGATAATATGCATCTTGATTCGTTCTTTTTCTTTGTCCCAAATCGACTAATTTGGAACAATTGGCAAAAATTTATGGGTCAACAAGCAAATCCCGCAAGTTCTACTTCTTATGTTGTACCCCAACAAGTATCACCAGCTGGTGGATACGCTATAGGCTCACTTCAAGATTACATGGGTTTGCCCACTGTAGGACAAGTAACAGGATCTAATACAGTAAGCCATTGTGCCTTTTGGCCACGTGCTTACAATTTAATATATAACGAGTGGTTTAGAGACGAGAATTTGCAAAATTCCGTTCATCTTGATTTAGGTGATGGACCTGATTCTTCAACTGATTACAACTTATTACGCCGTGGAAAACGAAAAGATTATTTTACATCTGCTCTGCCATGGCCTCAAAAAGGTGCATCTGTATCTTTACCATTGGGTACATCTGCCCCAATTGTGAATACACAAAATGGTAATTATGGAAAATTACGTCTTACTGATAATTCGTTAGCCAACAATCAGCCATTATGGGCTGGTACATCAACATATGTTGGCG